AATGGAACTATAATTTTAAATATAGATTTAGATCCATCTGACTGTGCTAGAGTAATAGATCATGAAATGGTACATATAAACCAAATGAAACGTGGTGATTTAGATTACGACGATAATTTTGTTTATTGGAAAGGAAAAAAATATTCACGAGCAGAAATGGATGAAGGTAATAAAAAACTACCTTGGGAAGACGAGGCTTATAAAAATGCTTAAATATATGTAATAATATTATTATAACAATTAAATTAAATATAATAATATGAAAGCAATTATTTTAACATTAAGTTTATTATTAACACCATTAACGTCATCTCAATATGATTATTCAAAATTTGTAGGTGAGTGGAAAAGCAAAGATACTAAGTACACAATGATTGTGTCTTATGACAACGAAAAATTTTCTATTTATAATTACTATATAGAAAAAACAAACACTTTAGATAACAATAGTGTTTCAGCTATTTTATATAATGTAAGAGAAGATTTTGTAAAAATAGAAAATAAAAGAATATATACATCTATTAATATATTAAAAAATAATTATAACGTAAGCGTTGTTTATAAGTTAATAGGTAAAAACAAATTAAAAGCAACTTTTACTGGAGATTATAACGGTAAAATTTATTTCAAAAAACAAAAAAACAATTTTAAACTTTAAAAAAATGGCAGATAAAAAAATACCAGAAGCTAAAAGTGGTGGTAAAAAAGCAAAGCCAGAAGGTGGATCATATGAAACCTACCTAACTGGACTTTCAGAAAGATTTCCAAAAGCAACTGGTAAGCAGTTGGCAGATAAAAAGTACATAAGTAAAGATTATAGTGATACTTATGACGATTTTTACGCAAACTGGGGCGATTCTCCAGATCCAAAAGGCGGACCTCAAATGACTGGAAATCCAATAAAAAAAATGGAAAGCAATGCTCAAGAAAGATCTAACTTATTGAACATAAATCCATTGTCAAAACATATGTCTACTCCTTTTTCTATGGGTGGTAGTTCATCTATTTTAATGGGACATAGTCCTAATGAAATGGGGCATAGTCCTAATGAAATGAAAGGAAGTCCTAATCATCAAGAAACAGACCCTAAAGATGGAAAGAAAAAACCAACTACAATGCAAAAAGTTAGAAACACTTTAGAACCAGGTTTATCTAAGAACCAGACCGGTAACAGCAGACAACAATTGTTTGATTACGACGGTGATGGAGATACTATATTTAGCGACTCAAACAGAGACGGCACAATGCTTAGTAGAGCTATTAATTCATTTAGACAAGGCGCTAAAAGTTCCGACAGACAAGCAGGAGCATCTGCAGATCTTCAGGACAGAATAAATAATCGATTTATACAAGACGTTAAAGGTAAAGGTCTTATCCAAGCAATAAAACAGAATTTTAGATTCTAATAAAAAAAATGCCTAAAAAAAAGTTTAAAGAAACCAAGGTAGGACAATTTCTGCTAGGGAAATCTGGAGTATTAGATTCTTTAGCAGAAGTGTTACCGGATAAAGGCTTGTTAGGTGTTGTAAAGAATTTAATCGATAGAGATGAAACTTTGCCACCTCCTGATAAAGAAATGGCTTTAAAACTATTAGAACAAGATATAGTTGAAGCACAAGAAGTATCAAAGCGATGGGAGAGTGACATGACTTCAGACTCGTGGCTTAGTAAAAACACTAGACCTATGAGTTTAATATTTTTAACTATAATGACTATAGCTTTTATATGGGTAGATAGTCATGGTTATATAGATTTTACTGTAGAACAAGAGTGGATAAATCTATTAAAAACATTAACAACAACTGTGTATGTGGCATATTTTGGTTCACGAGGCGCAGAAAAGTTTAAATCAATAAGCAATAAATAATTATGGGACAATACGCAAATCAACCTGATTTTGCAACAAAAGCAACAGGACCAATAACACCTGCAACATTTCCACTAACACAAGCAGATTTCTTAGACTCAGCTGCGTTATACGTTGGAGGCGCTGTAGCTGGAGACTTAAAAGTAATAATGGCAGGAACAGTAGGCGCAACTACAGCGGTTGATCTAGTTTCTTCTCTGTATTCTGGATCTAATGGGGACAACTATTTTACACAAGCTGGTCTTTCTACTCAAGGTGGTAGTGCTGGCGCTGGAGGAATGACAGTGGATATAGTTGCTGATGCTAGTGGTGTTATAACATCTATTACAATAAACAGTTCAGGTTTAGGTTATCAAAATGGAGACTTAATATCACCTGTACAAGGAGGTAATATCTCTGCTGTGTTTAAAGTTGTAACAGAGAATGCATTACCAACAGCCGCAGACGCTGTGGTGTTTAAAAATATTCAAACTGGATCTTTTGTACCTGTCATAGTAGATTACGTTGTAACAGGAACCACGGCCACAGATATCGTAGCAGTATACTAATATGGGCTGGATAGGTATAATGGGTGGAAACGCGGTTAATATAAAAAGAAAACCAAAACAACCTTACACTCCAGAGCAGTACAATGCTGTATTGCAATTTTTCCAATTAAACGCAGGTAATTTTTACACAGTAGCTGAAGTAGGTGAAGCAACTGAAAATGACGAAAAAACAACACAGGCTATAATAGATGCTCAAGTAGCAGATCCTAAAACAGGGGTTAGACAGGATCCTAAGTCAGGCAAATATGGAATACCTAAAAAAGGAAAGAAGTAGGTAATTATATAATTATAAAAACAGTTAAATCAAATTAAATCAAATGGCAAAAATTAAAAAAGAAGAACTAAAGGCGGTAACTTCTATTAAAAAAGAACTAGATAATATAGTTTCTGAAATAGGTATTGTGGAAACACAAAAACACGCTTTACTACATAAAGTAGCCGAAGTAAATGAAAGCTTAGCTAAAGAAAAAAAATCTCTAGAAGAAACTTACGGTAAGATTTCTATTGACCTGGAAACTGGTGAATACAGCGAAATAACTGAAGAAGCGTAATGGATTCAGTTATAAGAAAGATCAGTATAGGTTCTGATTACAAAAATGAAGCTATGCACTACTCTGTAGGTCAGCAGGTTTATGGAGGTCACGAAATAGCTTATATCTTGTTTAATGAAACTGATGGATCTTATAATATTCATATAAAGAAAAACAGCGAAGTATTACCGTGGAAGAAGTTTAATTCCAACATGGCTATATCTGTTGAGTACGATTTAGAGTATTAATGAAAAGCTTATATGATTTTATCGTTAAGCCGCTTGGTGATAAATATAAAAATACAGTTAAAATAGCAGGTAAAAATGTAGTTATCAATACTAAAATTGAAAACTGGAAGTTTGTAAACCGCTTGGCTGAAGTTATTGAAACACCATTAGCTTTTAAATCCGGTATTAAAAAAGGTGATATAGTAGTTATACACCAAAATGTATTTAGAACCTTTTATGATATGAAAGGTAATAAAAAGAAAAGCAGGTCTTATTTTGAAAATGATTTGTATTTCTGTAGCCTTGACCAGGTTTATTTATATAAAAATAAAAACGGTTGGAACACTGTTGGTGACAGATGTTTTATAACACCTATAAAAAGTAATGATTCTCTAACGCTTGATAAAGAGCGTGAGCTTGTTGGTATATTAAAATATGGCAATAAGTCCTTAGAAGCGCTAGAAATAAACCCAGGAGACCTAGTTGGCTATACGCCTAATGGCGAATGGGAATTTTTAGTTGAAGAGAAAAGACTTTACTGTATGAAATCTAATGATATTGTAATTAAGTATGAACACCAAGGAAACGAAGAAGAATATAATCCAAGCTGGGCAGCGAGCAGTTGAGGAGTTAATCAAAGTAGCTAAAGAAGCTATTGTTGATTCAGATGATGATATATCAGCTGACAGACTCAAGAACGCAGCAGCTACTAAAAAGCTAGCTATATTCGATGCCTTTGAAATACTTAATCGCATTGAAGAAGAAGAAAACTTATTAAACGAAAAACCTAAAGAAGTCAAAGAAGAAAGAACTTTTAAAGGTTTTGCCGAAGGAAGATCTAAGAAATAATGTACGAACAAACGTTATATAAAATTTTAAAAGATCACATAAAGCCTAAGGTTTTAAAACGTATGAACCGTTATAAAAAATGGGAGTACGGTTATAACAAAGAACACGATATTGTTATAATAAGTAAAGACGGTACAATAGGTGATATATACGAAATACAAAACTTAAAAATAGCTTTACCTAAAGCTAAAAATCTACATAAGTTTGAAACCAATAAATGGGAATATACTGAATACCCTAAAATATTAAAAAAAATAAAGTCAGTATTTGATTGGGAGCAATATCCACTAGACTTTAAAGAAAAATGGTATGATTACATCGATAATGAGTTCGTCCGCAGGGAAGAAGGCTTTTGGTTCTATAATAAGGATGTGGCTACTTACCTTACTGGTACTCACTATATGTACCTGCAGTGGTCCAAAATTGATGTTGGGCAACCAGATTTTAGGGAATCAAACAGATTATTTTACATATTCTGGGAAGCTTGCAAAGCCGATCATAGGTCATATGGAATGTGCTACCTTAAAAATAGACGATCTGGATTCTCATTTATGGCGTCCGGGGAGTGCGTTAATATGGCAACCATATCAAGCGACTCTAGATTTGGCATTTTATCAAAGAGTGGACCTGATGCGAAGAAGATGTTTACGGACAAGGTGGTACCAATATCGGTTAATTACCCCTTCTTTTTTAAACCAATACAGGACGGTATGGACCGCCCCAAGACAGAGCTCGCGTATCGCGTACCCGCGACGAAATACACCCGTAAGAAGCTTGAGAACAACGAGACGCTTAGAGAACTCGACGGTCTCGACACCACGATCGACTGGAAGAATACCGGTGACAACTCGTACGACGGTGAGAAACTCAGGTTACTCGTCCACGACGAAAGCGGTAAATGGGAGCGTCCGACGAACATCCTCAACAACTGGAGGGTTACAAAAACGTGTCTACGATTAGGTAGTAGAGTTATAGGTAAATGTATGATGGGTTCAACGAGCAACTCATTAGATAAAGGTGGAGACAATTTTAAAAAACTATACAATGACTCAGACGTCACTCAACGAAATGCGAATGGACAAACTCGCTCTGGATTATATAGCTTGTTTATACCTATGGAGTGGAATTACGAAGGATACATTGATTCTTATGGATTACCTGTCTTCGACACGCCTAAAAAACCAAAGCAAGGACCTCAGGGTGAAATAATAGATTTAGGTGTAATAGAGTATTGGGACAATGAAGTAGAGGGTCTTAAAAAAGATCAAGATGCTTTAAATGAATTTTATAGACAATTTCCTCGTACAACTAAACACGCTTTTAGAGACGAATCAAAAGAATCTTTATTTAATCTAACTAAAATATACGAGCAAATAGATTATAATGAAGATTTAAAAAACTCTTTAAATATTACACAGGGATCTTTTCAATGGGAAAACGCAGAACAAGATACTAAAGTTATATTCGTTCCAAATAACAATGGAAGGTTTAAAATAAGTTGGGTTCCACCTACGCACATGCAAAATAGGCGTTATAAAAAAAATGGAACTAATTATCCAGGGAATGATTTGATGGGAGCATTTGGCTGTGATCCATATGATATTTCTGGTACAGTCGATAAAAGAGGTTCTAAAGGATCTTTACATGGTTTAACAAAGTTTTGCATGGAAGAAATACCAACAAACCATTTCTTTTTAGAATATATAGCTAGACCTCAAACAGCTGAAATATTTTTTGAAGATGTACTTATGGCTTGCGTTTTTTATGGTATGCCAATATTGGCAGAAAATAATAAACCTAGACTTTTATATTATTTTAAAAAAAGAGGCTATAGAGGTTTTTCAATGAATAGACCTGATAGAAGATATAATAAACTTTCTATAACAGAAAGAGAGTT